CCCCTGTTGGCCCAGTCAAGAAACAGCAAATTCAAGGAACGACGGGCAGAGGTGAGCTGGTAGCCAGAGGTCATCCTCATGCCACACCGCTCAAACGATTCCTCAACAAGATCATCTATGTTGAGATTGAAGTCCGTCGTTCCTGAAGTTGCCATCAGTCACACGCCATGCCGCCTTTGCGGTACTTCTTGGCCATGCCGCCGCCCATCATGCCCATCGCCATCTTCTTGTGCTGATTGATGGCCATGCCACCCTTCTTCATCATGACAGGGCCTGTCTTTCGGCTGGTTTCGGAAACCATGCGGTTTTTCGGGCCACTTTCAACGCAACCGCCGCCTTTGGTAGCGGCACCCATTCCACGTCCAGCCATTTTACTTACCTCTTGTCTTCATAGCGCGGCCCTTAACGTCCGCAGTTTTACGCTTCACGGCACGGCCCATGTCGTCCGAGGCCATGCCGCCCTTCTTCATCTTGCCTACGCCGTCAGCAGCGAAAGCAGGAACCTTCTTGCCATTCTTCTCGACCATCTTCATCTTGTTCTTCATGACTTGCTCCTGTAGCTACGCACTTTACTTGCGATCTTTTTAGGCTGCTTCGAAAACTGCTTTCCCTTGCTGGTGTCTTCCCGCTTCTTGCGAGAAGTGGCTGCATATTCCGCCGGGGTCAGGGCATTGATGGCGGCCTCCGGAAGGTACCGCTCCCCGGTCTTGCTCGATGGCTTTCCAGACTTGGTGCGCCACTTTTGGTCAGTCCATTGCTTCAATGACTGCTGCGTCTTCTTCATCAGTCTCGGTAGCCTCCTCCGGCTTCCTTGTACTTCTTGGCCAGCAGCTGTGCCTTACGGGCGCTCCACTGTCCTGCGCGGGTGCCTTGAACAGCTTGCCCCTTGATCTGGTTGAAGAGGCGCTCCCGAAGCGCAGGCTTCGTGTAGTTGCCTGCCGCGTTGACCTTGGACTTTTGGGGAGCGGCCTTCTTCATCAACATTTCCACCTGCGCCGCGCCTGCCGAAGCCTGCTGTTGGGGTCTTTTGCTGCTTCTGGGAAATCACGCATCTGACCAGCAGAGCGCGCGCAGAATGACTTGCGGCGCTTGGCGCGAGCAGGGGATGGGTTGTCTTCAGTCACCGCTGTCTTGAGCTTGCTTCCGGGGTTGGCCTTGCGGTACGCCGCCACGCCCTTCTCCGTCATGCCTGCCCCAGACTTGGTCGGGCGGAAATTACCGCTCTTGACCGAGGTCTTGATGCCCATGCCCTTGCTTTTGGTTGCCATTAGGCAGCCGCTCCGCCTTCAAACAGCAGGGTCACACTGGTTACTTCAACACTGCTGACATCAATGAACACCCCGTCTTCAAACAGGATGCCCATGTCTGGGATGATGATGTCGTACGCACCGGCGGCTGCCGGAGTCGTAACTGTCATCTTGCCTGTGCCTGCTGACGTGGTGCCGTCTTTCAAGACGAAAGACGCTGCCGTGTTGGTGCAGGTGAAGTACACCCCCACCACCCGAGTGCGCCCAACCACAGCAGACGCATCTGCCGTCTTGGTCACCGATTGGATATTACTGAAGCTCATGGCTCCCCCTATCGGGTCTGCGCGCCGAAGATGTAGTCAAGGGTAGTGGCACGGGTGCCCGTGGCGCTGCCCGAAACACTCATTGCGGCCAGTGCCAGATTTTCATCATCCGGGATGTCGGTCAGGTGCGTTGCGACCAGCTTGCCGTTGATGAAGAACTGAACGCTTCCCGTTCCGGTGGCCGCAAATCCAAGCACCACATAGGTGTTGTCTTCCAGATCCACCAAAGAATCCGTGGAAGTCTCAGTGCCGTCCTTTTCGGTCTTGCACAGGATAGAGGCGTTGCCGTCGTTTACCTGAAACACGATGCGGTCGGCAGCGGTCAACATGGCTTCCGGGTTGGTGGCGAAGTTGACAGTCAGGCCGACACAGATGTCGGTCTGGTCAGCGTCGTTGCACTTCAACCGGGTCTGGAAGTACAGGACCTTGTCAGCGTCTACCGAAAAGATTTCGTTGCCCTGAATCGAGGCGCCGTCGTCGTCCGTGGTAGCCGTGGAGGTCAGCGCAACTTCGCCGCCTACCGTGTCTGCCACGATGGCGACAGCGGCACCCGAGTCTTTGACCACGGTCCAGCTGTTAGTGGTGTCGATGGCAACACCGACAAAATCATCCAAGAGCGAGAACGTAGACAGGTTGAAGCTCACGGGGAGATCGGCCATGCCTGCGAAATAGTCGGTTTTGTTGGCGCCAGAATACAGCAGGGGGCCGGAATAGTGCGTACCACTCATCGTAGATTCCTCTCATGCGAGTTGTGAGGGGCAGTCTGCATGAAGTCGGCCCGGGCCGTCTGCCACCCAAAGTGTTCCGGGGTTGCGTCTTTATATCAGTGTTACGCCAGAGTGTCCAGCCAATAAAAAGGGCACCCGAAGGTGCCCTCTCGGTATTGCCAGAGCAGCGATTAAGCTGCGCCGGGCGAACCGAACATGCCGCGCGGGTCGCTGAAACCAAAGCTGTACCGCTCTCTTGCCTTGTAGCGCACGTTGCCGGTATCGAAGTCGCCCTCGAACCCAGTCTTCATGGATACACGCTCGAACATCTTCATGCCGTTCGGGGCATCGGTCTTGATAAACCATGCGTCCGGATCGGTCAGGTAGTGGTTCACAGTGTAGCCCTGCGGAACCATGCCCATGTTGCGAACCGCATTGATGTCGTTGTCTGCTGTGCCTACGCGCAGAGTGGACTTCATGATGCGATCTGCAGTGAACATCAGTTCTTTCGGGATAATCAGCTTCAGCCCCTGAATCGCAATCTTCATACCGCGTTCATCGGTGAAGGCGGCGATGTCGATCAGAGCCTGTTCGAGAGACGTCTCGGAAAGGTCCGCCGGCACTGCCAGCTCGTTGCGCAGGTTCGGGCCACTCAGCGTCGGGTGGTCATCTGCACACAGGGGCTTTCCGTCACCGCCTACGGAAGTGGTGAAAGCACCATTGAGCACAGCTGCCGCTTTGATCTGCTTGGTCTGAGCCATACTACGGGCCAGTGCCTTGGTGTAGCGACCTGACAGGCGGTCATAGAGGTTGTCCTCTACGGCCTCTTCGGTCAGCGAGAACGCCAGTGCAATGGTCTCGTGTGTGTATCGCGCAGTGTAGACTTCCTGTGCGTTGTCATATGCGACGCCAGCACCTTCAGTCTTTACCGGAGCTTCGCCAAACCCAGACAGCATCACCTCTTCTTCGAATGCACGATCAGAGGTTTCGATATCGTAGATTTCGGCGTGTTCTTTGTCGTAGTTCTGGTATTCCAGACCAAACAAGGCGTTCAGGCCGGGTTCCAGTTCTTTAACAAGTTGAGCGCGTGAAATAGCCATGATTAGCTCCTATTACGGCGCTGTATTGGCAACGCCAGTGCTGCCATACAGGTGAGTGTTGATTTTAACCACAACGTCAACATGGTTGGTGGCACGAATGTTGTTCGGGCTGTCATAGAAGCCCACAATCTTCAGAACCAGAGCTGCTGTGTTGGCGATAGTGGAAGAATCCAACTCAGTTCCGGAAACGCCCGTAACAGAGCTGCCTGCTGTGTAAGCAATCTTGGCGTTCAAGCCAACATCTGCCTGCACAACATCTTCGTCAGCTTGGATGAGGAACAGCTGGTTGGGATCATCAACTACGTCTGCGGTGATAACTCCGGACGTGATGTTGACTGAACCCGGGTAGAAGTTCTTCCAAGTGGGTTTCCCAGTGGTGGGATCAGTGTAGTTACAGCCGTTGAATACGCCTACCGCAGCAGTGTGCAGAGTGTCGTCGTATTTAACAATGTAGCCACTGGATAGTGTGACAAGGTCACCTTGGTAAATCGCGCCAGACTGGTTGTCTGCGATCTCATAGCCATACTGCTTCTGAGCACCAGTGGCGGACAGGTTACCAAGAGGACGCAAGCCAAATGCTTTGTCTACGTTTGCCATTGTCGTGTCCTATGAAGGTTATTTGGGCTTGCCCTGCGAACTCCCAAATGAAGTTCTGGACGACCTTTCGGGGTTATGGATACGCATGGTGTCGTGCTGATTAGCCTTCAACATGTCGTTGTCCACTGCCCGTTGCAGGTCAGAAGCCCGTGATTGGTAGTATTCATTGCGTTCTTCGACTGTTTCATCCGGGATACGGGCAAGCACAAGATTGCCAACGCTTATCACCCCCGCATGCCTGCCGTCTTCGGCGACAGGTGCAGCGAAATCAGGATGCTCGTCAGCACGGACAAACTCATAGCCCTCACGGAGCTTGCCTGCCACGTTGGTACGATCTTCTTGATTCCCTGCTGCAGTTCGAATCCAGCGATGTTTGTATCCGGGAGGCGCGGGAGGCGCGTCCAAGCGAGAAGGTGGAGCCCACGGCTTGCGGCGTGCAGTTTTGTCGCGAGTAGAGGACCCACGGGCTGCACGGTTAAGAGACGGTACGCTCAGGCTTTCGTCGTTCATGCTCACTCCTTCACATATTTGGCGTATTCCTCGAGAGGAACACCTAGTTTTTTGGCAATCGCTACCTGACTTGGAGACAGTTTCACGAGCCTGCGTGCAGATGCAACGCCGGTTGCCCGGTTTGCAGAGGCAACCGTTTGCACGGGGCGGCTGCTTCTGGTCGGTTGTTGCGCAGAGGCGGGCTTCCCTAACCTGTCGGGGAACATTCCCTGCATTCTGCGATTTATCTCATCATAGTACTCATCTGTCCTAGGGTCAAATCCCTGATTTTGAACAAGGTCAATGTGGATGCCACGAACAGCACTGGTCATCACAACATCCTTGCCAAACCAAGGGTTGTTTTCGGCCCATTCCTCTGCCCTCGGATCCACTTCAACCTGCTGACGAGGCGCAGGGGCCTGCTGTGCTGGCTTGGCCTCTACAACAGGAGCCTGCGCTTGCGGGGCACGAGCCTGTGCGTCCGCCACACGAGAAGAGTCATATATCAAAGCAGCCAGACGCTGCTGGGCCTCAGTTTCTGTATCAATGTCATTCTCTTCGCGAGCCTTTCGGATGACCTGCTTCAACGCCAACATCTGAGTCTCAATGCGACCTTTGGCTTCGTTCAAGCGGGCGCCGTCCGCAGCTCGGAACTGCTGCTCCAAGGTCTCCTTTTGAGCATTGACGCTTCTCGCGTATTCCAGCGCCGCATTTTCACGACGCTCCGCTTCTCTCAAACGGGCGGTGAGCTTGTCGATGCGTTTCTGGACCTCCGAACCATACGCCCGGACTTCCTCCTTGTTGCTATCCTCTTCGGTGAGGACGGCCGGGGGTTCCTGTTTTTCCAGAACCTCGGCTTCTCCGTTTTCACCCAGACTTACCGTCTTTGGCTCTACTCCCTCGCCGATATCAAACTCCAACTGCTCTTCTTGCCTCAACATACTCGTCTCCTTAGAAATGCAACACGTCATCAGGGCTGTTCACCTTGCCGATGATCTCGTCATCGTTCAGGAACCTGATCTCTCCGCCATCAATATGGATCCGCGCTCCGGCATATCTGCCAAAGATGACCCAATCCCCCTCCTTGCACCACGGACCGTCCGGGAACTTTGACTCATCCCGGTAAGCCAGCGGGCCAACCTTCAAAACATAAGCACAGGTGGTAGCTATCGCCGCCTTGTCTTGTGTTTCTCGTGTAAGGGCAATCCCCCCTTTCGTAAGCTGTGCGCCTCGGTAGGGAAGCACAGCGATCCGCCACCCGGTGGGGGAGGGGATCATAGAAAGAGAGGACTCTAGAACAGCATTGTCGAGTTTCCCCTCGGCGCTAAAAACATCGCCAAAGTTCTTCGGCCTTTTTTCTTCTTCGGCCGCCTTCAACATACGTTTCTTTTCCAACGCGGTGAGTGCTTCAGTGGTCATAGTGCTCCTTGGACCCTTGGTGGTTAAAACTCTTCGTCAGCCTGTCTTTTCAAAATGTCTTTCACGGACTGCTGCGAGAATCGTAACCCCTCAAGACGGCCCATAAGGAAACGATAGCGCTCCATGTCAGTCACGCCACCGCCCAACACCATGCTTTCAGTGTCGCGAATCGTCTTTTCAAGCTCACGCAATATGCTTTCTGCAAGTGTACGCATGGAGTTCCCATGAAAGCGGGAGGACTTGAGGTGCCTCCCGAAAACCGGCCTGCTTAATAGATCGCTGTTTTCTGATCCGCGTCTCGGCGCTTGACCATCATGAATGCGCCCTTGGGCTTTTTCATCTCGCCCCCCTTGGCTGCCATCTTCGGCTTCTTGGACTTCCCAGCTTCCTCGTAGGCGATGGCCGCTGCCTGAGCAGCAGCCTTCTTCGCGCTAGACGGCTTGCTGGTGCCGATGGTGCCAGTACGCTTGTACTTTCCTACCATCTCGCCGATGTTTTCGCTGATAACCTTTTTGCTACTGCCTTTTTTGAGTGGCATTGTCTCGTCTCCGCTGCATGAAGTCTGCCGCAACAATACGTTGCTGCGCTGTGTCGGCCCTTGTCTGAGCAATCTTCTCTTGAGACTGAATCCTTTCCCGAGAGGCCTGCATCGTCTGCTGTGCTTTCTGAGCGTCCAGCTGAAGACGCGCTTGCGCTTCCTGCGTTCTATTCTGCTCTACCTGTGCACGCAAGGCAATTTCCTTCTCCTTGAGCATCACTACGGGGTCAGGCTGCCCACCTTGACCAGTCAGCCCGTTCTGCATGTCGCGAACCTGCTGCATGTACTGCGCAGCCTTGAGTGCGACCATGCCCTCACGCTGCAGGTCAGACACCATGCCCTCCGGATCAACTCCGTACTGCAGGAAGAGCTCCGCTTCGGTGTCTTCTTCGGCCTTGATGCGCACGTGTTCCAAGATGTGCTTCTGCAGCTCAATGGCCGCCTGCGGCAGCGCCTGCAGCATGGGAGAAAGTCCCATGATCAGGTGGGACAGGATGTGCGCGTCGTGCTGCTGACCGGCAAACGCCTTCAACTGCATGGTGTCCAAGACATCTGCGTTCTCTTGTGCCGGGTCCTTGGGCATCTGCGTGTTCTGTGGATGCAGAATCCCGTCGATGTCACGCACGTTCAAGGCGGCATACACCCGGTAGTAGGCCTCGTACATGTTGTGCATCTGCGGCGCCTGCTGTGCCAACTGCAGTTGAGCTTGTGCCAGCTGGATCCGCTGCGCAGTCGAGAAGATGTTCGGGTCAGCAACCGGAAGTACCGCGACAAGGTTGTCAAAGTCTTGACGCTTGATGTACCGGGAGGCCCCCGGCACGTCGTAGGGGTACTCGTCGGGCAAATACGTGCCAAAGCCCGCTGCCAGCATCTCGAATTCTTGGCTCTGTGCGTAGTGCAAACGCTTGTGGATGGCCGACATGGCCAGCGCCCCACGCTCGAGCAGTGCAATCGTCGTTCCGACGGCAGCCTGCTGGTTTCCATCCCCTACCTGCATGTCCGTGATGCCGGCAAGACGACGACCGGCGTCCACCGTGAACCCCAAAAGCGCAAACAACGTCTGGCTGGGCTCTTTGTACGGCAAAGGCAGCAAAGACGCGCTCAACTCGGCGCCGCCGGCGTCAATATCACGCCATTCGCCCGGCTGAATCGGGTCACTGTCGTCAGCGATGCGCGCGCCCTTGGCTTTGAAGCCCGCCGGCAGGTTAGCAAGCGTTCCCGAGTCCAGAAGTTGACGCAGTGCACTGGTCGCCGCCTTGGAAAGGCCGCCGATGAGGTGAACAAAGCCCAAGCCATACGCTCCGGGGCCTTCTACCAGCACGTAATGGACGAAAAACTCCTTGCGCAGCTTCAGCGGGTCGCCTTCTTCCCAGTTTCGACGCACTCCAACGAGCCTTCCGCTGTTTTCTTCCAGCGTGACGACGTACGGAAGCTTGATCCCGGTAGGTTCTCCGTCCTCCCCCTTGTCTTCGAACCCCGGAATGTCCAAATACACGTGGAATTCCAGCAGGAAGAGGTCTTCGTTCTCAGTGGTGGGCGAAATTCCGACGATTCGGTTGGTCTGCGCCTCAATATCGCTCTGCGGAAGGTTGTTGTCGTCCGGGAAATCAAGCGCATCAAGGTATTCCCCCGCAAGAACACGCTTGCGGTAGTCGTTTTCGTACATCGCAATGCGGTGAGTGATGCGGGAACACTGCTGCATGACCGAAGAACCGGCATACGGGATGAAAAGGTCGTCCGGAAGCACCAGTTTTGAGACCATTCGCCCCAACTGAGCGTCGAAATACACCTTCTTGAACACCGATCCACCATAACCAAGGTAGAAAAGTGCCTGATCCATCTCCGGCGTGAACTCTTTCATGACCGTGGTGAGCTGGTAATTCATGAAATCCTGCACACGACTGGCCTGTTGGGCCTTGTC